GTCTACCCCGCGTCACAGAAGGCAGCAGCGCAGCGGCCCTCGCAGGCACCGCAGAGCACGCGGCGCGGCTGGTCCCTGGTCAGCTACCTCGTCGCGTCGTCGAGTGGTTTGGACGCGAGCCGGGCTGCGAAGTGGCGCTGGCAGCGGACGCACTCGCCACAGATTCCCTTTTTCTCGGCCAGTTCCTAGAACGCGGCTACCCACTTTTCAACACACCCTCGTTTGTCGGCGGCACCGCAGACGTGATCGCGATGTCGGATGACGTTATCTCCGTCGGCGACTTGAAGACGGGACGTATGCAGGCTCGCGGTGCTCTGCTGTCACCTGACGTCGCTGGGCAGCTGCTGTGTCTCGCTTGGCTCGCGAGGCAGTGGCGTCGTCGCAATGTAGCAGACTGGCAACCGGGACGTGTGCGACTGATGTGGTGGATTACCGCGGAGGGACGCGACGACTTGTGGGACGCGGAGATCACAGCCGCCGAGCTTGATACTTTTGCGTCGCGGCTTCGTCGTCACGTCGAGAACGCGCTGTCGCAGGGACCACCCACGCTGCGCCGATCGCCGCACTGCAACTACTGCGCAGCCTTCGACGCCTGCCCAGCGCAAGCGGGGGCGATTTCGCGGCTACGTGGTGGCACAGCTGTTGGGGATGAGGACGTCGGCGCAGCAGTGCTTGATCTGCAGCACGCACGCAAGGCTTTGGACAGTGCAGAGCAGGCGCTGAAGATAAGGATTGAAAGGGGTTTAGCTAATGGCACCATGTTTCCTGTTGACGCGCAGCACGAGGTCAAGCTGATTCGCGGCAGTGTGAGTCGCATCGACGTCAACGTCGCAGCGCGAGTGCTGGGTGATCGCTTCTTAGACTGCGCAACCATTGAGGTTTCACGTACCGGCATGGAGCGGGCGCTGGGTCAGGACGGCGCGGCAACAGCGATCGAACAGATCGCCGAGCACAACGGCGTCGTCACGACGCCGCGATCGCCTTACCTTCGCGTAGTGAAAAGGACAGTGACTAAATGAGCACCTTCGTGGATATACGCGACATCGCAGAACTTTCGGAGCCGCCTACGTGTCAGCGGTGTCGCCGTCGTCTCGTCGATGCGACGAAGCCGTGCCCTGGCTGCGGGTGGACAGGGCCGCGCAAGCCGCACGATGTCCGCATCGCTGCGCCGTCGATAAAGCGTTGAGCTGACGGGCGGTTACAGAATCACTGTTGACACTTCTGCGCGGCTGCGTAAGCATGAAGTCATCGGAGGTTCACCATGATTTCTTCTGCCGCTTCTTCTCTAATCAAAGCAACCGTTTCTTCTCTACCTTGTGGATTATGTCCGAGCTGTGGCTCTGCGCAGGGGCATGTGTACGAGTCGGGCACAGTTGGACTGTGCGACGGCTGCATCGACGTGCTGCTGGGCGTCGCAGAGCTGCCGGGACGTGTGATCGTGCGGTTTCGTGATGACGACAGCGACGATCTTGACACTGCCGCTGAGGACGACGAGGCGATCAACCTTTCAGAAGACGAGGGCGACGACCATGATCACGATGACCACAACGCTCACCCTGTCGCAGCGTCGCCGCCTAGCCACGCTTCGCTCCAGTCAATCGACCTGCACACCACCGACGGGTTTGAGATCTGCGAGCACTGCGGCGCAGCGACGAAGCATCACTGCAGCGCGGGGCATGTTATTTGTCTGGGTTGCATGGCTGCGCACAGCGGTTGCCCGTTGTGTATCGAGGCTGAGGGTGGCGACGAGGATCTGAGCTATCTGGACTGCTGAACTAGGTTAACGTCCAGTCGATTGGCGCTGCGTCGCTGTTATATCGCAGCGCCTCGTTAGCTACGCTAAACGGCTTCGACCCAAAGAAGCCGCCGCTCGCACTAAGAGGCGACGGATGCGGCGAGTGCTGCGCCGTAAAAGCATGATCACCCAGCGATCCCACGTAGACGTCTGCGCCACTCGGCAGTCGCAGCTTGCGACGCAGCGGCGAACCCACAGCGCGCTCCAGCGTCTCGCGAGCGTGACGACCCCACAGAATGAAGTGGGGCCTTGAGACAGAGGCGATCACTGCTGACACTGCGGCGTCTGTTATCGAACGCCAGTGATAGCTCCCGTCCAAGCAACGTGTATGCGACCCCGCCTCACCAGCACGTACAGTCAGCGCAGTGTTGAGCAGAAACACACCACGTCCCGACCACGACGACAAGTCGCCGTCGATGCGCTGTCGCTGCGACAGACACCTACTCTCTCTCGCTTGTAATACCCCCGCGCCGCAGTCACTCTTCAGTTCCTTGTAAATGTTCGCCAATGTCGGCGGCAGTGCGACCCCGCTGCGGACGCTGAACGCCAGCCCCGTCGCCTGCCCCTCTCCGTGATAGGGGTCTTGCCCCAGGATGACGACGCGAATGCTGCGCAGTGGCGTCAACTTGAACGCTGCGAAGACGTCCTCGGGTGGCGGGTAAACTGTATGCTGCTGCCGCTCCGTCGCTACGAAGTCGCGGACTCGCTGCAGTTCCGCAGCGTTAGCGTCGAAGAACTTAGACCATGATGTGTATGCAGGTGCGCTTTGTTGTTCCATTCCGCAGACTTTACCACTTATTGCCCGTGAAAGTCAACTACAAAAGAGGCTTGTAGTCAAACGTCTGTGCGTCTACTGTATCAGCACTCACCCACCACACCGCTGAGCTGTTTCTGTTCATTCTCTACCATTAAAGCCCGAGGTGTGCCCGTGAGTTCTGCCCTTCCAGTTCGTGCGACAAAGCATGCGCGTGTAGCCAAGCCGCCTACTTCAACCAAAGCGATCCTCGAAGCGCGCAAGCGTCGTGACGAGCTGCTAGCCATTCTCACGCTGCGTGGCGCACCCGTTGACCGCGCCAAGATGTCTGTACAAGACAGGCGCAGCTTCGCAGCGACACCCTACGCCAAAGCCGCTGAGAAGTATCTGCGCAGTCACGACGACTTCGCGTGGCGACAGGCGCATCGCGTAGCGGCTCGGCATATTCCAGTCGAAGACCTCTACCAAGCGGCGCAGATCGGACTCGTCAAGGCGCTTGACAAGTTTGATCGCAAGCTCGTCGAGACGGGCAAAGTGACGTCGTTTCTCACTTACGCGCGTTGGTGGGTGCGCTGCGAGCTGGGCCGCGTCCTCGACGAAGAGGCGCTTATCCACGTCCCGATGGGTGCCAAGCGCGTCGCGACGGATATTCGTCGCGTCGTAGACGCCGCCGACAACGACATCCCCGACGAAGAAGTCGCAGTGTTGCTGCAGATCGACGAAGACAAAGTGCGGACGCATCGGGACGTGTACCTTGGGCATGAGCATTCATCACTGGACGAGCGCCGCCCGAACCGCAAAAGTGAGACGTCCCGTCGCGTCCTCGCAGCGATTCGTGACATGGACGACGCATCGACGTCGCACAGTGCTGAGTGTGTGTTGCTTTCAGACATGGCTGCAGCTGTGCGACGGTTGAGTCCGCTGCAGCGTCGTCTCGTCTGCGACTTGACTGGACTGGAAATCGACGACGAGGCGGCGGCGGTTGTTTTACCACAGAGCGAGGGTGCGCGGACTGCGCTGCTCAAGGCTGCGCTGGGCCGCGTCCGTGCGGCGGTAAGCTAATTGCCTTTGAAGTCAATGAGCAGGATCTCAGGATCACCGTCTTGCGGCAGAGGGTCGCAAGCGGCACGCTCTGGATCTAGCCAAATGTCGTTCGGGTTATCTGGGTCTGCAGCTAAGCGACGCGCTTGGCGCTCATGCCTAGCTCTAACTACATACGCCTGCTCTGTGTTCTCTTCGCAGTCATCGGGATCTTTGATATACAAGTGCCAAAGTGTCATCGTCTACTCCTCTTTCTTTGCTCTGTGGTATAGTGTATCCGGTTCACCGACATAGCGCAGTGACGTCGCGCCGTTCTGTCGCATAACTTCGCGCGGGTCGCCCGCGAACTGCTGCGCAGGATCTGGCTTAGTTACTGCGCCGCATGAGTAGCAGCGACCGAGTGCGCATGCGCAGTAGATACGCGGACATCGTGGGCAACGGTAGTAGCCGCCGCACAGGTGCAGAACAAGCTCGATGCTGCCGACTTCGGCGATCATGCTACTCCACCATCTGCAAGTCTACACCGCGCACCTCGCACGCAGTTTCCAAAGCTGGCCACCACTTCTGCAGTGCTGCCTTCGCCTTGGCGACGCTGCCCAGACACTTGATCACCGCGCGGCCACCGACGAAGTGCCAGTCGATGCGCAGTCGCGCCGTCTCGCGGACGTGCTTGACGAAGGCTTCGATCATCGAAGCGCGTGGCCCGGTTAGTGCCAAGACGAAGTGGCCACCGAAGATCGCAGGGTCGCAGAACTCACCACACGTCCCGTCAATGTCAGCACTCAGCGTCTGCGCAAGACTGGTCCAGTCAACAGGATTCCAGCCGATGCTGAGCGCACGTAGTAGCGTGTAGGCGGCGAAGCGACTTCGCGCAGTCACGGTAAACTGGCGGCGATTCTCTCGATACTCGCCGAAGATCCACTCACGCGGGAAGCCTTGCGCGAAGCCGCTGAACTTGAAGCAGCAGCTGTCAACCAGCTTCAGAGCCCCGTTCGCCCGCTTGCGCTTGACCGAGATCACGATGTCGTTGTAGTTGTCTCGCACCATAACCTGCATGTCGGAGCGTTCATACAGCACCACAGGTAGTACAGTGGACTTGCTGGTGTGCTGCCCGACTACTGATACCTGCACAAGCGCAGGGTGTGAGCCGCAGCACAGGGCCTCGTGCAAGTCGTCGCGGAAGTACATCATCTGGTTAACGGCTGCGCGAGCATAGAACAGCGTGTCAGGTGGGAAGTGTGCGTTCATCCAGTCTTGAATCGGTGTCTTGATCATCGTCGTCTCCTATCGAAGTAAAGTGTAAACCGCAACAACGACACTACGTCATCTCGTCGCCGCTGTCAACTACCTTTCGGTATGGCCACAAAAATTCAAGCAATGCCGCGACGTCGCCGCCAGATCGCTGTCGCTGCGCCGCAGCAGCAACAAATAGCACCCCCTCCCACTCTCCCACCACCGCCCATTACGCAAGGCGTTGACGCCGTAGTCGAGTGGTTTGGTCGTCTAAATCTGCATCTACTCGGCGACGCTGCGCCGACTGGGCACAAGCTGAAGACGCTGCAGACGGTGCTGTCGTCGTTTAGTCGCGTGCGCAGCCCCGCCCGCGACGTCGAGATGATTCTGCGAGCGCGACAGCAGCGCGAGGGCTACTCCTTCGCAGCGGCCTACGGCGACGAAGCCCCCGTCACCGACGCCCAGGCGTTGCCGCTGTGGCACGCTATGGAGATCGCGCGACTGGCGCACCTCGTCTACACGTCGTCGCTGGTTGACGCTGAAGACTACCGGAACGTGAGTGCTCGCTTGAAACACCACGTCGCTGGCGTACAGGTCCGCGAAGTCGCCGAGACGACGGCGTTTAAGCGACGACACAAGATCGGCGCAGACGTCGCGGGCGCTGTCGAGGGGTATGCTGCGGTACAAGCGGAGCTTGAAGCAGAGCAGTTGACAGCGGGGGATGCTGAGCGGGCACGTACAGACTTGATCGCCTTCGGCCATTTCATGAAAAGCGACTTCGCTTCGCCCTGGCATATCCAGGTCGTCTGCGACGCTTTGATGAAAGTAGAGCGCCGCGAGATACGTGGTCTGATCATTAACATGCCCCCGCGTCGGGGAAAAAGCACCTGTACTTCCGAGCTGTTCCCCGCTTGGTTCCTTGGTCGCAACCCTTCTGAAGATGTGATCGTAGGTACGCATAGTGGTTCTTTTGCCGATGGCTGCGGTCGCAAGGTGCGCAACGCGATTGCTTCCTCCGAGTTCCAGCGCGTCTTTCCAGGCGTTCGTGTCGCACAAGACAGCAGCGCAGCAGCTGCGTTTGAGATTGTAGTTGACGGGGCTTCTGTGCGTCACAGGCGCGGCAACTTTCGCGCCTTTGGCCGTGGAGCGTCGGTGACTGGTAACGGAGCCGCACTTTTAGTCATCGACGATTTCCTAAGCGAATCAGATGCTTACTCGTCAACTGAGCGCGGACACATTCTTGACGACCTGATCGCTTTCCGAACTCGTCTCGCACCTGATGCCGTTTGGGTCGTCATCAACACCCGCTACCACGAGGATGACGTTGTAGGCGTTGTGCAGCGCGACTTCGCAGATGATCGGCAGTGGACAGTGATCACGCTGCCCGAGTTCGCAGAGAAGCCTGAGGAGTGGATAGTCAACACCCCCGCGTCGAAAGGCAAACCGTCTGAGCGCCGCGTGTTTAGTCGGGACGTGGGTGACGCGCTGTGGCCTGAGCGCTGGCCTGCAGAAGCCTCCGCGCAGCTACGCTCAGCCCTGCTCAAAGTCGCCCCGCAGAAGTGGTGGGGCCAGTTCATGTGTCGCCCAGTCGCCGAGTCGGGCGCGATGGTTGACCCTGCCTGGTTTCGTCGCTACGACTACGCCGACGTCATGGATCTGTGTCGTCGCGCCGTCCGCATTGTAGTTAGTGTAGACACAGGTGGGACAAAACTGCGCCAAATCTCCAGCGCCTCCGCACGGACAGCGATCACCGTCTGGGCCGAGATGGAAGACGGGCGGGCGTATCTCGTAGACGTCAAGGCGGAGCCGTGGATCTATCCCGATATCGTCGCCCAGACGAAGGAGGCTTGTCGTCAGTGGAAGCCGACTGATCTGCTCATCGAAAACAAAGCGGCGGGTCTGGAGCTGATCGCCGATCTCAGTGAGCACCGCGACTGGCCACGAACACCGATCACTTCGATCATGCCAGTCGGACCAAAGGAGACACGCATGGCCGTCGCGTCGCCGCAGATTCGCGCGGGCCTTATCTACTTGCCAGCGGCTACGCAATGTGCAGACGTCCCGTCGCTGCGCTGCAGTGCGCCCACTTGGCTTGTGGATTTTGTAAACGAAGTCATGCACTTTCCGCACAGTCGCTACCGCGACATCTCCGACAGCACCTCGCAGATGCTCAACTGGCGTCGCGAGAACCCCGTTACGGGAAGTGGTTTCTCAACGGACATGACGTCTACGGGAGCGCGGCGTGACGTCGAGGCTGCGCTGCGTGGGCCGTGGGGTGCGCGTGGCGGTGCGAGCGGGGGCAGTGGGGTGCGCAGGATAGGGTGGTAGTTGGGCGGTTATGGCGCGGCGTCGTCGGGCACAGTCACGGCGACGCTGGGTGGCGACTTCAGCGCCTCCTCGAAGTCTTCCCAGTAGCTCTGAGTACACTCTTCTGGCCCGTTTGGGTTGCCCTTGTCTGTGAAGTAGTCGAAGAAGATATCGCCACGCCCGTGAAACTCCTTCCAGTAAGCTGCTTTGATTGCGTCGAGGCTGTAAGTCGGTGTCGCAGCCTCTGCGTTCGGAGTCGCTGCCACGGTCGTAACGCTGTCGCCGTCCACAAACTCAGCCGGACCAAGCTGCGACACAGTGATGCGATAGCGCGTCTTCTCCTTGGGACCGCGCGGCATGTCGTGGTTGCCTTCTGGCACCGACCAGGCAAGCTGCGCCAGCACGGCCTCGGGTTCGCCAACGTATTCGACGAGGCGACGAATGCGAAGTAGACGTGGCTTCATGGTGTCGGCTCCTTCGACGCGACGTCGATGACGAAGACGGCGCTGCCTACTTGCGTACCCTGTGAGTAAGCAGACGTAGACGTCCCGTCACCGCAGTCCATCGTGATCGGCGGGGCTTGTGGGTTGCGCTCGCCGCGCTGCTGCGCCTCGATTGCACCGGGTTGTAGGTGCAGTCGCTGCTCAAGGAAGCTGACGTCGTGGGTGTTGTCGGTGTGATTGCGCTGACTATCAATCAGCTGTTGCATAGCTTTCTTATATGCGCCACGCGAGTCGAGAAAAAAGTTGCCTTCTGCGTCACGGGCAAAGACTAGCTTGCCGTTTTTACCCTGTGTAAAGGCTACGTCTAGTTCTTCACTTGAAAGTGGTACATCATCACTCATTTGACTACCTCTCTTTACGATTTGTAAATTGTAAATCTGCGATCGTTCTGCTGCGCAGACTACCACGGAACGTGGTTCAGTGCAAGCCTTATGCGTCACTCAGCAGTGCAATCGCTCTGTCTCTCAAAGCTGCTTCACTAATAAACGTCGCAGGTATCGTTCCGTCTAGCACAGCGTCGGCGATGCTGGCGCGATGTCCAATCCTAGCTAAGCGGTCCACGTCTAGGCTGACGCGCAGCCCATCGGGACGTGAATAGTACGTCAGCGGTATGACCACTTGCACCGTGTTCTTCTGTCCAGTCCGTAGCCACCGCGCGACGAGCTGGTCATAAGCGCCGTCAGTCCAAGGCGGACAGTTGATCACGAGCCGCGACCCGATGTCCTGCAGTCCGTCAACACCTTCGCCCAGCACCGACGAGCACACCAAGACGTCGAGGTCGCCTCGCTTATACTTCGCGATGATCGCAGCGCGGTCGGCTGGGTTGCGTCCGTCGAGGACAGCGCAGCGATAGCGCTTCCCGATCGCCTTCGCAATGCTGTCGATAAGCGGGTCTTTGCCCGACGAGCCAGTGTTGTGGCTGTAGACGACGGTACGTGGTTTGCACGCTGCTACGATCGCGGGTATACGTACCGGCGTCAGAACGCGCTCGATTGCAAGCCACGACTGCCACGGCTGCGACGCCTCGTTGAGCTTTTTGTACGTCGCGTCGTCGAGTTCGCACAGCGGCAGCTCCGCTGTAGGCAACGACCCTACGACGTCGTACTTGGTCACTTCGCCTGTCCGCTTGTGTCTGCCGCCGTAGTAGGTCGAACCGTTGACTTTGACTTGTGGCTGCTCCACTGCGACGCCGTAGTCGGGCCGGAACCTGACGCCGTGCAGCGTGTACGCCGTGTGCAGGTCCAGCGCACCCGCGATGCTGTTGCGTCGCTGCAGCTTCCTCGCTTCGGTGATGCCGGGCTCAATCATCTCAAGCAGTGCGATGCCCTCAGCTACGCCGGTTAGCACAGGCGTCCCAGTCTGCACAAGCAGCTTGGCATGCGGCAGCTCGTCGAGCAGCAGTCGCGCTGCGTCGTGGCGCTTCGCTGCGCTGCCCTGCCCCGTCTTGCCGTCGTTCTTCAGTCGGTGGCACTCGTCGAAGACGATAAGCCCGACGCGGTGCCCGTGCTCTGCGGCGAACTTTTTGATTGCGTCGGCTACTTTTTCAGACTGTAGGCGATCGTAGTTGAGACACAGATGCGTCGTCTCGTCGTCGGGTGTCCAAGTCAGCTTCTGCGTTGTGCCTTGCACGCTGCTGCGCGAGAAGCACTGCTTGATCTGTGGCACCCAGGCGTTCTCGATGACTGACAGCGGCGCGATGATCAGCGTCAGCTTCGACTTCAGCAGTGCGGCGGCATACAGGGCGGCGATCGTCTTGCCCGCACCGGGCGCGGACCAGTTGCCGAAGCGCTGTCGCTGCGTCATGTGGTAGGCGGCGAGTCGCTGCATCATCGACAGGACGAGGGGGCGGCGATCTTTACCACGCGGCTGGAAGCCTTTGGGGATCGGCAGAGCTGCGGCGGCATCGTGCTCTTGCAGAAACTTCGTCGCGACTGCGCCCCAGAAGAGGGAGGTCGAGTCGGTTGCGCGTAACGAGGTGACGAGGGCAGTGAGTTGGTCGCGGTTATGCGTGGATTCGTGGCGGCAGTAGTCCGCCCAGTAGCCAGCGCAAAGGCTTGCCACGATAAACTGGTTGAGATGCAGCTCGGCCTCGGGGTCGGCGGCTTTGACTTGCTGCTCAATGCTCTCGATTGCGGCGCGGGCGTCTTCGGGTTTGCGAGCCTGCTTCTGCACGATCTGCTCAACGGCATCTACGTCGAGGTCTGTGTCGTCGGTGGGCGACGTGTTATCGTCTTCTGCTGCTGCGCTGGGCTGCTGCGACAGCAACGTCGCGACCGAGGCGGTCGGGTTGCGCTCTCGGTCTTTGACCAGACGCTTCAGTGCTTGCGCTAGGCCGGGGCTGCCACCGCTGAGGTGGGTGACGATCGGCCACAGCTGCGCGCCGGTGAGGTCGCCCTTCGTGGCGGCTTCGAGGAGGGCGGGGGCGAGGGTGGTGAGGCGAGAGAGTAGTGGAGCATTTCCAGCACAGTGGGGACAACCTGTACCTCCTGACATACGCTGTGAAGGAGCAGTCGCCCAGGTGTGCCCAATAGCGCAACACCATTGAGCTGTTTTGTCATCACCACGGACCGTGTGAGGCCCCCGTTTATCAAACCACTCGTCTTTTATTGGCAAAAATGCTGGATTTTTAATCCAGCACCCCGCTACAAGATTAGCGCACTTGGGACACCCTCTGCCCGAGAGCCTTTGACACACAGCTGTTTGCCAAACATGCTGACAGTTGCTGCACTTCCATACAACTGAGTTATCTCGCAGTTTAGCGCCGCTATTGGATACCTCTGTAAATGTTCGAGGATCAAACCAATCTGATATAAGCGCTGCAGGCAGTTGGCAGATTTTCATTTTGCCACTGCAACTTGGACAGCCCGTTCCACGAATACGACTTCGTATTGTCGTACTGAATATATGCCCACTCTTGCATTTCCATTTTGCGGTTTTGTCCAGAGAGTCCACTTCTCTAATATTGCGCGAGTCAGCCCACTCTGAAATAAGTGGGCTGCGCGAGTCAAGTTTTTTGATTTTGAAGCAGACTGGGCACCCCGAACCAGAAATTCTTACGCCTATACTTGTATTCCAAGTGTGCCCCTGTGAGCAGGTCCACTGTACAGGAGTGTGCCGATCAACCTCGGACACCTTGCGTTTATCCGCCCACTCAGGAATGAGGTGCGCAGGGATTACTCCCGTTTTTTTACGTTTAGGTATTTGAGCAGCACACACAGGGTGTCTGCGGTGCCCAGCTAACCAAGAGTTAATTGTATTTGAATACGATTTATTACATATCACACACGGGACACTGATTTTTGTAGTACTTTTTGCTTCAGCAGATACAAAAGCCTTAATCAAATTAAAGTCAGCATGACGACGAAAACCGCCACGCACGTTTGGGCTGCACTCTGGACAACCAGTCCCTTGGTGACTTGCTGAACCGACCCGGGCACCCCAGGTAGCAGACCATTTGTGTGTGGGATTTTTAATACAACACCACTGGACGGTAGGATCGTGACGTTTTACCTCACCCACACTTCTACTATCCGCCCACTCAGCCATCAATTCCGGCGGTAACGTCGTTCTTTTTGCAGTCATGTCGTCTCCCTGTCGTCTCGTCATCTCGTAGTCGCAGTCACGCCGCAGTCGCAGCACAGCAGCAACTATCGCCGATCGCTGCCCGGCTGTCAACTGTTGTCTACAGGTCGCCGCAGCCGAAGGCAGGCCGTGAGAGCATGCGCAGCACCATCTGCGGCGACTCCTTGACAACGAAGTTGACGCCTTCCCAGTAAATGCGTGTGCGCTCGCCGTCAGGCTCAAAGCAGCGAATCGTGGTCACTGGTATGTAGATCGGGCCGTCGGGTAGTCCGTTCGTGCCCACTTTGGTCAAGGTGATAACTTGGATCGGCATGTGAATAGCTGTAGCACGGTCGCGGCTGCAAGTGCAAGTTAAATCGCCGCACCTCTCAATTATCAAAATCGCTTCCAGTTGCACCACAACGCTTCGCAGTCGCGCTGCCATAGCGGACTAAGGGGTCGAGCCTAAACGGGCCGCTGCGTGCATCTGGTGCGCGTTTAGGCGGCATCGCTGCCATGGCGCTGCGCTGTATCGTGGCCGCAGTCGTCATGTCGTCGTCGATGATGCCACACCGCCCGCAGGTATGGGATAAGCAGCGGCAATGTAAACCACAGTGCGTCGATGGAGTGCTCTATGCTACAGGGTAGGCAACCGTGGGCAAGGGTGTACATGTTCATGGGCGGCTCCAGTGTGGGTGTTGCTCTGACGGGACGTGTTAGCTGCTATCACTCTGCCACTTCGCAGTCGCGATGTCAAGCAGTCATTTCGCAGCAGCGCGGCAGCCGCATACCTACAGTAACTACACTCCCGCACACTATCCCACCTGTTGACATTAACTGTCAACAATCTCTCTTTACCCCCCTATATATATATATAAATTCCCTATAACTAACTGGGGTAGGGGGTAAATAAAGAGGGGGTAAGAGGGTAAGAATGGAGGATGGAGGGTGGAGGAACGCAAAAAGCCCGGTCAGGTCGTCGCGAATTTTCGCGGCCTGCCGGGCTAAAACCCTCCATCCCTCCAACTTCCCGAAACTACTGAGGAAAAGCTGTGGAGGGTGTTTTTCGTCCTCCAGCCATCGCAAAGTAGACGCGGTTAGGCGATCTGACTCTACGACGTCGGCGCAAGGTAGTCGATGCCGCGCCGCAACGCAAGCACTACCTTGCACAGCAGCAGAGCTGCAGCAAATGAAACAACCACTCGACACCACCGCCCTTGTCGCAGACCAGCGCATACTAGCGCTGTCGCGATCTGGCTGCAGTCCGCAGATCATCTACGCGGCGCTGTGGCCGGAGGGCAACACCCACGTCCCGGCTCATGTCTTCCCCGATGTCGTCCGCGCCCTCGAAGCCGCAGACGCGACGCGACTGCCCGAAGAGGAGCTGCCGCGAGATCTCGAAGACGCAGTTGACGATCTGCTGCTTGCGCGTCGGTCGATTATGCGCGAGATTGAATCCGACACCGAGTCCGAGGAAGGCTTCAACGCGAGCGCACATATGGCACTATGTAAGAACGCTGACGTGCTGCTGAAATACCAGGCCGCACGACAAGAGCGTCAGATCCATGTACTCAACGTCCGCACTGCGCAAGAGAAGGCTCGCATCGAGCTTCTGGACATGCGCAGCGAGGGAAATTAGCATGCCGAAAATCACGCCGTTAGCCAGCGTCCCGACGACGACGCCCGATCTAGTCGCCGCCGCGTCTGTACTGTTTATGCCGCCAGGTGCCGAGCTGTGGATTGAGGGCCAAGTCACTGCCGGGACGGTATCGCTGCGACCTTACTACTGGTCCGACGACTTAGCAGCTGTGACTGTACTGAAAGGTGCGTGGATACCTGTGGGCGGCGACGCGATCTCGGGGACGTCGCCTGTCAGCTTCGACGTTGCCGACTTCGGCGGCGCGGCGCAAGGGTCGTATCCGTGGCGTCGAGCCGCGTGCTACGTTGTGCTGATTCAGGAAGCTGCGTTGGGTGTGACCTACAACTTCGTACATCTTTCGACGGAGACGTCGGCGTATCCTGTGTAGCTGCTGCCGAACTGCCGCGATACAACGTCCCGTCTGCGCTTTCGCCTTGACTTCCGCAACGACTTCGCTTATGTTCAGGGCCTCTATTCGGAGGCACTGCGGCAATGACACTACGATACGGATCTGTTTGTTCAGGCATCGAAGCTGCGACTGTGGCTTGGCACCCGCTTGGGTGGCAGCCTCAGTTTTTCAGCGAGATCGAAAAATTCCCCTGTGCTGTTCTAAACCATCACTTCCCGTCAGTGCCGAACTACGGCGACATGACAAAATTCTCGGAGTGGCCTAATGTCGGAATCGACCTCCTCGTCGGTGGCACCCCCTGTCAGTCCT